ATCAAGGACTGTGGCCGTTCCATCCCGCAGCGGAACCGAAACTGGCCGCTGACATTGCGGCCTTCGCCCGCGCCATCGAACGCGCACACGGGATTGGAGAGAAGACATGATCACACAACCCGAAGCCTTGCGCTTGGCTGATGAACTCGATGCCGACAGCAACATCATTGGCTATGACAAGCACGCCGCCGAACTGCGCCGTCTTCATGCGGAGGTTGAGGAGTTGCGGGGCGCACTTGATGAGGCAATGTGGCACGTGAAGTACAAGGAACTGAAGGCGGTGAATGAGTCCGACACCGTCCTGCTGCGGCAGGCGTTGGAGGCGTTGGAATGGCACATTGAGCGTGGCGCTTGGGGCCAAGACTTAGAAGGACTCACAGCCGCCCTGCGCGAACGACTAGGAGAGAAGAAATGAGTGCATGGTTAATCGCTGTAACGGGCTTGATCTACCTCGGCGTCGCCCTGGAGCAGCTATACAAAGGCAACACGCCTATGTTTGTCTGCTACATTGGCTACGCATTCGCTAACATTGGACTCTATAGGATGGCATCGTGACCTTTATCTTTGAAACCTACATGGGTGACTGTTTGGTGACGGTTGAGGCTAAGATTCACCGGAACTACCGAGCCTCTATCCTGTCTCTGGCCATTGACGACAAGGAATTTCCTGTGGACAGCCTCAACGCCAAGGCACTGCAACGCCTGGAAGACGAAGCAGACGAGAAAGCAGCAGAGGTGCAGAATGAATACTAAAATGCTCACGAAGGCACGCAAGCTGTGGAATAACCCTGACGCAAGTATGGAATTAAACCGTGCCAATATGCGGAAATGGGTGAAATCTGTTAGAATGTTGGGTTCTAATTGGCTTTTGGCTGTTCCTGTGGAGAAAAAGACATGACCCGCGACGACATTGTTTCAATGGTTCAAGAAGTCATTATTACTAATTCAAATCGCAATCCCTTGGACTTCAGATTAACAACCCTAGAGCAGATAGAGCACTTCGCCGCCCTTGTTGCCACTGCCGAGCGTGAGCAATGCGCCACTATCGCAAAGGACTGGGACAAAGATCACCCGAATACAAACTACGGGGGCTGTATTGCCGTCGCCATCAGAGCAAGGAGCGAAAGTTGACAGAATCAAAGTTCGTTAAGCATATTGAATGCCCTTCGTGTAAAAGTTCAGACGCGAATGCTCTGTACGATGACGGGCACACTCACTGCTTCGCTTGTAACACTACGAGGGTAAGCGTGGAAGACACTCAACAAGCACCGAAACCGCCCAAGGCTAAGAGCCTGAGCGTTAGCGGCACTGTCAGGGGCATCCCTGAGCGTGGTATCAATCGACAAACCTGTGAAAAGTTCGGAGTCCTGCAAGATGATTCAAACCATTATTACCCGTATCTTGACAATGATTCTTCCATCGTCGCTTACAAGGTCAGGAATGTAGAAGAGAAGAAGTTTTCCATCCGTGGAGACTTCCAGCAGGCTAAGTTGTTTGGTCAAAACCTGTTCCACCAGGGAGGTAAGTATGTTACTTTGGTCGAAGGTGAACTGGATGCCCTTGCTGCTTACCAACTTACCGGGAGTCAGTGGCCTGTTGTGTCTATCCGTAACGGTGCTAACGCAGCCCTGAAGGACTGTAAGGCACAGTTTGAGTGGTTGGACAGTTTCGAGAACATTGTAATTTGCTTTGATGCTGATGAGCCTGGACGCAAGGCAGCCAAAGAAGTGGCTGAGTTGTTTGGGCCTAAAGCGAAGATCGTAAAACATCTGTCGGGGTTCAAAGATGCTTGTGACTACCTCATTGCTGGCGCGACTAAGGAATTTGTTTCAGAGTGGTGGAAAGCAGAAGTCTATGTACCGGACGGTATCGTTAACTCGGCTGATCTGTGGGACTCTGTTAGCACTCCCGAGCAGCCTGCTAAGGCGCATTACCCGTGGAAAGGACTGAACAAGCTGCTGTACGGTATCCGTGACGCTGAACTGATTACAGTCACAGCCGGATCAGGCTTGGGTAAGAGTCAGTTCCTACGGGAAATCCTGTACGGACTGCTCAAGACTACGGACTGGAAGATCGGAGCTATGTTCCTGGAAGAGTCTGTACGCAAGACAGCACGAAGCATCATGTCAGTACACGCTAACAAGATGCTGCACTTGCCAGACACTCCAGTGACCGGCGAAGAACTGAAGGATGCCTTCGATGCGACTCTGGGAACCGGGCGTGTATTTCTGTTCGACCACTTCGGGTCACTGGAGATTGAGAATGTGCTCAACCGTATCCGGTACATGGCTAAGGCTTTGGATTGTAAAGTTGTGTTTCTGGATCACATCAGCATCGTGGTGTCAGGGCAGGACTTAGGAGATGAGCGTAAGGCCATTGACAATCTGATGACTAAGCTGCGGACACTGGTACAGGAGCTTGGGATTACTCTATTCTGTGTGTCTCACCTTCGTAGGCCCACAGGCAATGCAGGGCACGAGGATGGACAGGCAGTGTCGTTGTCTCAGTTGCGTGGATCAGGGGCTATCGCTCAGTTGTCGGATGCAGTGATTACACTGGAGCGGAACAGCATGGCAGAGGATCACAATGACAGGCACACGACAAAGGTTTCAGTGGCCAAGAACAGATACAATGGCTACACCGGCCCTGCGTGTCACTTGTTGTTTGACACTTACACAGGCAGAATGCTTGAGGTTGAGGAAACATTATGATGGACATAGAATCACTCGTGGCTCGGGTGTGGGAACTGGAGGGGAAGTATGACGAGCTACTAAGGAATCACCAGAGTCTAATCCACGAGTATGAAGAACTGAAAGCCAGATATGAAAAGGCTAGTGCTGGACATCGAAACATCGACGGATCACCGTACGATTCACTTGGTAATCACTAAAGACATTGACAGTAAAGAGATAAAGACATGGAAGGAAGCCGCGACCCTCGGGGCGTATTTAAAGGACGCTACGTTAATAATCGGCCAAAACATTCTGGCGTTCGATGCACCGATCCTAAATCGTACTTGGCAGACGAGGATTCGTTTGAGCCAATGCTACGATACTCTAATAGTGTCAAGGCTGCTCGATCCGAGTCGAGAGCAAGGACACAGCCTGGAGGCATGGGGGAAGACACTCGGGAAGGAAAAGATTGACTACGCTACACGCTGGGAAGAACTTGCTGGACGGAAGCAGGCTTACAAGGGTGAATGCTTTGACAATCCTTTCCCTGACCTTCTGGTTGAATACTGTACGGCAGACGTAGAAGTTACGGAACTGTTGTATCGTAGGCTGACCGAGGAAGTCACCCGCAAGGAGTTCAGTCAGGAGTCTGTTGACCTTGAGCACAAGGTAGCAGCCATCATTGCGGAGCAGGAACGAAATGGTTTCAAGTTGGATCAAGAGTACGCAACCCTGCTACTTGTTGACATCAAGGGAAGAATGGCAGAGGTATATGAGTCAATGCAGCAGCGATGGCCCTCATACGAACTCCCAAGAGTCAGCGAAAAGACAGGAAAGCAACTCAAGCCGTTGTTGGTTACTTTCAACCCAGGATCACGCAAGCAGATCGGAGAAAAGCTGATTGAGCTTGGGTGGAAGCCGGAGAAGTTCACCGAGACAGGACAGCCGATGGTTGACGAATCTATCCTGTCGAAGATCGAACTGCCAGAGGCTAAACTGATTGCTGAGTACCTGATGCTTCAGAAGCGTGTAGCACAGATTGAGTCTTGGATGGAGGCTGTAGGCTCTGACGGCAGGGTTCATGGTAGGGTTATCACTAACGGTGCTGTGACAGGCCGGATGACGCACCAAAGCCCTAACATGGCACAGATCCCCAACGCAGGGTCTGTCTATGGGCCTGAGTGCCGTCAGTGCTGGACTGTGGAGACTGGGAATGTCTTGGTTGGCTGTGACGCATCAGGACTAGAGCTTCGGATGTTGGCACATTACATGAAGGATGACGATTATGTCAAGACGGTTGTGGAAGGGTCTTCCAAGGACGGAACTGATGTCCACACGAAGAATCAAAAAGCAGCAGGACTACAGACACGGGATCAAGCAAAGACGTTCATCTACGCTTTCCTCTACGGGGCAGGGCCATCGAAGATTGGTTCTATCGTTGGTGGGTCGGCAAAGGACGGTGAAAGACTTACGAGTTCCTTCCTTAATGCGACTCCCGCACTCAAGGCTCTACGAGATAAGGTATCCAAGTATGCAGGCAAGGGCTTTGTACCGGGGCTTGATGGTCGTAAGATTTGGGTTCGCTCCGAACATGCAGCACTTAACAGCCTTCTCCAAGGTGCCGGAGCGATTGTGATGAAGAAGGCACTGTGCTTGTTCTATGACAAGATCAAGAAGAACAAGTGGCCAGTGAAGCTAGTTGCCAATGTCCACGATGAGTTTCAGTTTGAGTGTCACGCCAGTGTTGCCGACGAAGCAGGCAAGGCTGCACGACTGAGCATTGTGGAAGCAGGACAACATTTTAAGCTACGATGTCCATTGGACGGGGAGTACAAGATTGGCAAGAATTGGAAAGAAACTCACTGACAGTTCTCCTCCGGATGGTATCGTTATCATTCAAGCCAACGAGAGTGGCTTTGAGTTGAAGATGTCAGAGAATCTGAACTACGATCAGGTAAGGCACCTGCTCATAGAAGCCCTACACATTGTAGGTTTTTATGAAGAAAACAGTTGCATTCCTGACAATCAGATGTTACAATAAGTGTATCAACAACAGAAAGGACTAACATGAACCTTAATCTAGAAGTCAACGAAATCAACTTCATCCTGCAAGTTCTCGGCGAACTGCCTAGCAAGACCGGGGCCTTTGTGCTGATCCAGAAGATCGAAGCACAGGCCAAGGAGCAAGGTAAGGCACAGGAACCTGCTAAGACTGAAGAGTGATCGTAAGCGGCTGTGGTGGAATCGGTAGACACAGGAGACTTAAAATCTCCCGGCTTACGCTGTGTGGGTTCGAGTCCCGCCAGCCGCACCATTGTAAAACTGAAAGGAAGATGAAATGAGTAGTGATAACAAGCCTGTTCGCGTTGCTGGTGAGCTTTTCTGGGCCAACTGGATGGCAGAGTTCAACACCAAGTTCAATGAAGACAACACGAAGTACGAATGCACTCTCGGTATGCTGTCTGACAAGGCTTGCGAAGCCCTGGAGGAGTTGGGCATCAAGATCAAGAACAAAGACACGATGGGCAAGTTCATCGTTGGTAAGTCCAAGTTCGTGTTTGAGCCTGTGGACGAAGATGGTAACCCTGTAGACATCAAGAAGATCGGTAACGGCACCAAGGTTGTTGCTCTGGTGACTTCGTACCGTCACAAGATGTCTGCCAAGTTTGGCTCTGCTCCGAGCATCCAGAAGCTGATCGTAACGGAACTGAAGACCTACAATCCTGAAGGCGCAGTCAAGGAAGAAACGGAAGATGTCCTCTAATCCTAGTATCGCTCTCGTGGATGCTGATGTGATGGTTTATCGCATCGGCTTCGCGTCAGAGAATGACTCCGAGAGCATTGCTAGGGCTAGGCTTGTCGAGTGGTTCACTGACATTGTATACATCGACCTGAAGTGCGAGGATTACAAAGCGTGGATCACCGGCAAGTCTAACTATAGGTACGACATTGCCAAGACTGTTCCGTACAAGGGCAACCGCAAGGACATGAAGAAGCCCAAGCATTACGAGTATCTTCGTGATGTCTTGGTCAAGCGTTTGGGTGCAATCGTGACTGATGGCGAGGAGGCTGACGATGCTGTCGGTATCGCATCCACGGAGAACCCAAGTGCTTGGATCGTCCATGTGGATAAAGACTTGGATCAACTTCCAGGGCTTCATTACAATCCTGTCAAATGCGAGAAGTACACGGTCACTGAGTTTGAAGGGCTACGGAACTTCTACAAGCAGATGCTGACAGGAGACAGAACAGACAATATTGAGGGCATTCACGGTATCGGGCCAGTCAAGGCTACCAAGATACTTAGTGAATGTAAAACTGAACAAGAACTGTATGAGGCTGTATGGAAGACGTATCAGAAACACGAACTGTCGCTAGAAAGACTGACAGAAAACGGGCAACTGCTGTGGTTGCGAAGGACGCCGGATCAAATGTGGTTGCCTCCTTCAACCTCGCAGGATGCCAGTGGACAGTCTTAAGCGTAGCGCACATGACTGAGATGGGCCTGTGTGACCCGGAGACGCACACGATCAAGATTCGTGCATCGTTGCCGGAGCAGGCTCAGGAGGCTACCTTTTACCATGAACTTGTCCATGCGGTGCTGTTTACAATGGGTAAGACAAACCATGATGAGGAGTTTGTTGACACTTTTGGTGGTTTGCTTCATCAGTATTCTAGGACAATGAATGAAACCAAGTAGCGCAAAGAACAAAGGCAGGCTGTTGCAGCAGTGGACTGCCAAGAAGATGCTGGAGTATGCGCCTACGCTAGAGCCTGACGATGTTGTAAGCACTAGCATGGGCGCAGGAGGCGCTGATGTCAAACTGTCCCCTGCTGCTCGGAAGATTTACCCGTTCCAGATCGAATGTAAGTCTCATGCAAAGATTGCTGTGTACGACTTTTACCGTCAAGCAGCCTCTCACGGGACTTACGAGCCTCTGGTGGTCATCAAACAGAATCAGTGCAAGCCGCTAGTGATCGTGGACGCTGATTACTTCTTTAAGGTGTACAATGAAAATCGAAATCCCTGACGAAGCACTGGATGAGTTCCTTGTCCAGTCATTGAAAGAAGGACTGGATACTGTGTCTTACTTCTCTGGAAGCCATCCTGAAGACATTGCTAATAACATTCGATTGAAGGGTGCTTTCATCACTCTGTTGGAATACTACATGTGTCATACGGACTTCATTGAGTTCATTAAGGAAGAGTATCGTGGAAGTAACGCAGATTCGTGAGAACCCGGACGGTAGTGCAGACTTTAGCTTTGAATTGACTGCTTGGGAAAAAGAAGCCTTGATTCGCTTTGCCATCATAGAAGGAATCAAGAATGGAATTAAGGAAGGAATGAAATATGCCGTCCGTGAAGACAGTGTGGAAGACGCCGGAGGCGGAGAAGCTGATAGCGTACATGGCTCGGGTGTCGAACCCAGCGAATCAGGCAAATGAGAAGTATGTTCCGCTAATCAAGTACCTGATAAAGCACAAGCACTGGAGTCCCTTCGAGATGGTCAATGTTTGCATGGAGATAGAATGCACACGAGACATCGCAAGGCAGATTCTGAGGCATCGTAGTTTCTCCTTCCAGGAGTTCAGTCAACGGTACGCAGTGGCAGACGGCTATGCCTACTCTGAGCCACGGCTACAGGATGAAAAGAACAGACAGAACAGTCTGCCCGTAGAAGATCGGGAGATGATCCGGTTCTGGGAAGAGCAGCAGTACAATGTGCTCAAGGCTGCTAAGACGGCGTATGAGAATGCACTGAATGTAGGAATAGCTAAGGAAGTTGCTCGGAAGGTCTTGCCAGAGGGCTTGACAACGAGTAAGATGTACATGAATGGAACACTTAGGAGTTGGCTCCACTATATCCAGATCAGGACTGGAGTTGAGACTCAGAAGGAACACCGTGAGATTGCGCTCCTGTGTGAGCAGGAACTGTGGCGTGATTTCCCTAACGTAATGGAGGCTTTGGTAGAAAATGAGTGGATGTGATATGTTTGATTTGGACAACGAAGAAGAGAAGAGCAACTATACTTTTGCCTTTTCTGGGGATGAACGGAACATTAACTTCAATGTTGCTGTAGACTATGACGGGACTTGGAATGATGTCTTGCGTCATTTCCTTGACTTTCTTGGCTCTGTGTATGGGTACAACATTAGCAAGTATGTGACGATGGAGTCTCCTCGTGGGTTTAGGGACTTGAAAGACGATGAAGATACTACTACTTGACATTGAAACTGCACCGAACACAGCCTATGTCTGGGGACTGTTTAAGCAAAACATCAGCATCAGTCAGATCGTGGACTCTAGCGCAATGCTGTGCTGGGCTGCTAAGTGGCTGGATCAAGAGGATGTCATGTTCAGCAGCATTATGGGTGGACGCAAGAAAATGCTACAACGCATCCACAAGCTGCTGGACGAGGCTGACGCAGTAGTCCACTACAATGGTTCTAGGTTCGACATTCCTACGCTCAACAAGGAATTCCTTGAGGCAGGGATGTCACCGCCTAGCCCGTATGCTCAGATTGACCTTCTGAAGACTGCACGACAGCAGTTCCGGTTCCCGAGCAACAAGCTAGACTATGTTGGCCGTGCTCTGGGACTGGGACAGAAAGTGTCTCACGAAGGCTTTGAGTTGTGGATCAAGTGCATGAACAAGGACAAGGATGCCTGGACTCGTATGCAGGCGTACAATGTCCAAGATGTTCTGTTGCTTGAGAAGGTGTACAAGCGGTTCCTGCCTTGGATCAAGAACCATCCTAATCGCGGTGTTCACATGGACACCGATCATGTTTGCCCTACTTGTGGGAGTCACAATGTCCAAAAGCGAGGTTATAATCACACGAAAGCAGGTCGATACCAACGATATCAGTGCCGAGACTGTGCAACTTGGTCAGCAGCTAAGGGAACAATTAGTGAGTCGAGGGATACTCTCAGACATATCGTGTAAGACCTGCTTCTATGGGCCTGTCAAGCAAACCATGCACCGTATCTGCGACACTTGCTTCACGCTAAAGGGTACGCAGTACGAGAACTGGGTTGACAAGAACATATACGCTGAGACAACTAAGGAAGAAGAACAGAATATGGATGCTATTAGCAAGCCAGTTCATTACAACTACAGCACGGTGCAGCCTATTGATGCTATTGAGGCTTGGAAGCTGAATTTCAGGCTCTCCAATGTCATCAAGTATGTGGCTCGACACCGACAAAAGAATGGGCTGGAGGACTTGAAGAAAGCCCTCTGGTATCTCCAGCGGGAGATTGATAAGTATGACCCTAACGTTCAATGATTTGAAAGATCGTCTAAAGGCTCTGGATGAAGTAACGCTTCTGGAGCTTTTAGACCTGAAGAGTGAAGACATCGTAGATCGGTTTGAAGACCTGATCGAAGATAAACAAGAACAACTAGAGAAGGAATTTTAATGACTGCCTTTCAGATGAACTTTTTTAACGAGTATATTGCCAAGTCCAGGTATTCCCGTTACCTTGACGACAAAGGCCGCCGTGAGCACTGGCCTGAGACAGTCAATCGTTACTTTGACTTCATGGAAGGACACCTGAGGAAGAAACACAACTACCTCTTGCCTACCGAGCTTCGCAAGGAACTGCAAGATGCTGTGACGAACCTTGAGGTTGTGCCGTCCATGCGTGCGATTATGACCGCAGGCGATGCCCTGGATCGTCAGAATGTGGCTGGATACAACTGCTCGTACCTGCCCGTTGATGACCCTAAGGCATTCGATGAGGCAATGTATATCCTGCTCTGTGGTACAGGGGTAGGCTTTAGCGTAGAGGAAAAGTATGTCAATCGTCTGCCGGAAGTTCCAGATCATTTGTTTGACTCTAACACTGTGGTGGTCGTCAAGGACTCTAAGGAAGGCTGGGCAAAGGCTCTGCGACAGATTATTGCCCTCCTGTATGCCGGAGAAGTACCTAAGTGGGATGTATCCGCCGTACGTCCTGCTGGGGCACGCCTTAAGACCTTTGGTGGTCGAGCAAGTGGCCCGGAACCGTTGGTGGAGTTGTTCCGCTACACTGTCGCTAAGTTCAAGACAGCCGCTGGTCGTAAACTTAACTCGCTGGAATGCCATGATATTCTGTGCAAGATCGGGGAAGTCGTTGTGGTTGGAGGGGTACGCCGGTCTGCGATGATTAGTCTGTCTGACCTGAGCGATGACCGTATGGCTCACGCTAAGGCAGGAAACTGGTGGGAAGGCAACGCACAGCGTGCATTGGCCAACAACTCGGCAGTCTACACGACTAAGCCCTCTGTTGGCCAGTTCATGCGTGAATGGTCTGCTATTTATGAATCACACTCTGGTGAACGAGGTATCTTCAATCGGTATGCTAGTCAAGCTCAGGCGGCTCGTAATGGCCGCCGCGACCCAAATCAGGAATGGGGAACGAATCCCTGTAGTGAAATTATTCTACGCCCTTATCAGTTCTGTAATCTTAGTTCTGTCATTGTGCGGCCTAGCGATACTTTCTCTGATCTTGAGCGTAAAGTGCGTCTTGCAACTATCCTGGGAACTTGGCAGTCAACACTTACGAACTTCCCGTATCTTCGCAAGATTTGGCAAAACAACACCGAAGAGGAACGACTGCTAGGAGTGTCGATGACGGGTATCCTAGATAACTCGTTGCTGAACAACCCTGACGATCCCCGTCTACCTGACCTTTTGGAGAAGTTGAAAACCCATGCTGTTCGCACTAATGCTGTTATGGCTGACGCTATCGGTATCAACCGGAGTGTTGCTATCACAGCTATCAAACCTGAGGGTACAGTCTCCCAGCTCACGGGCACTGCTAGTGGTATTCATCCTCAACACGCTAAGTATTATATTCGTCGGGTTCGTTCTGATAACAAAGACCCTCTCACTGACTTCCTGAAGTCTCAAGGGTTCCCGTCAGAGCCTGACTTCTATAAGTCTGACAGCACGACAGTGTTCAGCTTCCCTGTGGCTGTGGCTGACGGTGCTGTGCTGCGTGAGGACTTGGATGCTATCAAGCATCTGCGTCTGTGGCTGCTGTATCAGGAACACTACTGTGAGCACAAGCCTTCTGTGACCATCTCTGTCAAGGAACAAGAGTGGCCTAAGGTTGGTGCTTGGGTGTGGGACAACTTTGACAAGATCACTGGCGTGTCTTTCCTGCCGATGGACGGAGGAACCTATCGACAGGCACCGTATGAGGAGATCGACAGTGCGGAGTACGAACGCCTAAAGGCTGCAATGCCTGCGGGGATTGACTGGGATGCTTTCATTGAAAGGACTGACAATGTAGAAGGAGCACAGACTTTGGCCTGCACGGCTGGAGCCTGCGAACTACCGTGAACTTCATCCTACAGTTTAGGCTCGGTATCGGCTTCGACATCGAGCACAATGAGATCAATCGGTACTGTATGCTAGACGAGGAAGGCAAAGAAGAAGTTGTTTGCTTTGTTGGTCTAATCATAAAGATACCGTTCATTGAAATCCTGATCGGAGATTTCTTCACGGAATAAAAAAAGCCCCTGCAAGGTTCCTATAAAGGTTCCTTGACAGGGGCTTAATTATTTCAACAGCAGGCTTTCTGCCTGTCTCCTTCTAGTCAATCCTCTGAGCACTCTACCGGCTGCTTTGTCCCACTTAAGGCACTCCAGCGCAGCCTCTTCCCAGTTCTTCTCGTTGATCCTCTTCCTGAAGGTACTGATACGAAGGTTACCCAGTCCACAGTTGTAGGCCCATGACAGCACAGCAGCCTGTCGCCTAGGTGGCTCATCCTTCAGACCGGGGCAGAGCTTCATCACACCCACATAGAAGTACTCTAGATGCTCGTCTAAGCCCTTCTCGCACTGCTCCATAGTCCAGATTGTGTCTGGATTGATGTCAGGGCCAGTAGAGCCATAGCCGATAGTCCATGGGTGTCCACCTGTGCCCGGATCAGGATACGCTTTGACCATTCCGTTAGGAAGAACTTTAGCGCATCCTTCAAAGGGCTTGACTAGAACATTCTTACATAGTTCAATTGCGGGGTTCATTTAAGTCCGGGCTTAAACGGGTCTTCAAAAACATCTACAAATTTGTCTTCTTTATATGGAGTATTTTTTCTTTCGTTCTCTACAGATTTCTTAGAACGAGAAGAAATATCTTCTTTCAATTGACTTGGAAGCCCTTTGAACTGCTCCATTAAAATAGAAAACTCAGTAGCAAAAGAAGGGTCTAGGTGAACATTTTGAGGTACTTTGCTCATCCAGATACGCTGTTGCGGATCGCTTACTGATGCCCTTCCTAGTCCATGTGCTTGCAGTTCTCTAGGGGTTGTCCTATAAAAATAGAAATCATCTTTCTTTGTTTCAGGATATAGCCTAGCAAGAGTGCCTTCTAATGTCTGCTTTCCGGCCTCTACTGCTTGCTTCTGCTGTCTAAGCGATCCAACAGGGCCAAAGTTACTAGCAAATGTTTTATTTGCTGTGTCTAAGAACTGTCGTTCTTCTTTAGTAACTTTCTCTCCGTCCATAATCTTCTTAGCTATTTCTGATGCAGCATTGAAGAAAAGACGATACTGAACAGCGTGCGACATCTCATGGGCAAGCGTTGCAGCCTTTTGCTTATTTTCCTTTGACGGAGTAGGAGCAATTATCGTATTTTCTACAGTATCATATTCCCCACGTGCGCCTGAATACGGGCTTCTTTGAATCCATCTAGGAAGAAGTCCTTGTTCAGCTAAGAGATTGTATACTTCGCTGGGATTGAATAAGTTAGCCATATTTACTCACTTAGTTCTTAGGTTCACGTTTCTCAATGCTCCGACCAAGGAACCAGAACGTCAGAATCATCATCAGCATACTGAAGTCATCAGCAGTCCAGATTTCTTGCATGACCTGGATAGCGGGTAAACCACTATTGACAGCATACATGATGGTAACGATCTTGACAGCCGTATACAGACCGAAGAGCAACCAAGTGATACCGGGACGAACCAGAGCAGAGATAGAAGCAACCCACTTGTAAGCCTTCTTATCGGCTTCGGCTTGCTGCTTGAATGCTTCTCCGATAGCGTCTACATTGGCCTTGCTGAAGTCAATATACTTCTCTTCCATGCGGTACTCACCCCGCATCTTCTCTAGGTCAGTCTGAAGAGAGAACATCTTCAGTTCGTGGCTTCGTTCATCTTTACGGTCAAGCCACTTCAGTACCTCCGGGGCCAGCCGGAACAGGCCACCGAAGATACTACCTAGAAGACCGCCTCCTAGCATTTCAAACATCAGCGTCCTCCTAGTGTTTGCGCCATACTCGGTACAAGGAATGCACTGGTAAAGGCTTGACGAGTACGATCATCCATACCAGCAAACATGCTCTTGACAAACTCAGTCATCTTGCTAGGCGGGATGTTCTTAGTCATAAACTCTGCCATAGCAGGAGGATCAAGCATAAGCTGAGTCATCTTACGATTAAACTCTCCTTTGTTGCCTCTCTGAAGAGCATCTAAAGCATTGTTAAAAAGCGTAATGGTTGAAGAGAGGAACTGAGGGGCACGAGCCTCTGGCTGAACCTCTGGAGCCGCTCCCGCGCCTTGACCCCGCTCTGCTGCACGGGCCTTCCGAAGAAGGTCTGCACGAACAGAATTAATGGTTGACATCTCGGTAGGAGTCATCAACTGATTAAGACGCTCATATCGAGGAATGTCCGTACCGGCACGCTTGATGGTTCTAGTGGCGTTATTAACAGCATCAGCAAAAGCACCTGCTGCTTCAGCATCTAGTCTCGTCTTCAAACTATCTGCCAGTTCTTGTCCAACACGCATACGATCAACCTTACGGCTGTAGTTGGCGTAGGTATTCAAGTACTTGCTCCATAGACCGTCAGAAGACTTGTCAAAAGCAGCATCAATAAACTTCTTAATGTTTCCCGCCACCGCAGCTTCTTGTTTCTCTAGTCCACCCTGTAGCGGTGCTTTTCCAACTTTTGCCAACGCTGCCACAATATCACGATTCAGTTCCTTTCGGACATTCTCGTACATATCACGACTGCTTACGATACCGTTTTCATCTGCCTTAGAACGAATCTTATCAGCAGTGTCTCGAAGAATCTGCTTTACAACATCATTATTAGAGCCACGAGCAGCGGATTCCATTTGGTCAATCAAATCCTGTGCCCGTAAAGGATAAAAACCGTTTTGTTCAAGACTCTCTTTTTGAAGCATCTTCATTTTTGCTTCTGCTCGTTTCTGTGCCGCTACATCCTTGTAAGCAACAGCACCTTGACGAGCTTCGGCAGCAATATCGCCAGCAGTCAAAAATCCCGGTTTTCCTTGAGCAGCCACAGCAGCCTGTTGTCTAGCTGCCTGCCCAACCATACCAGAAGTTTGCTCTGCTGCCGCAATACTATTGAATCTGTCAGAAATATCTCTTTCTAACTTACCAATAATATCGCCAGCCGTATCTGTCTGATTAAGAGCTTCTTCACGCATCCGTGCAGTCTCTCGATCACGACGAGCTAGTAGAGCTTTACGCTGCTCGGGAGTTCCTGCAATATCAGTGACCGCACGCTCACGGGCAGCTTGTTGTTCAGCTTCTCGTATAGCAAAAGATGCTTTTGGGCCTTCAAACTGCGTCTTTAATTTTTGCTGCAATGCAACAAGTTCAGCAGCAGCTGGAATGTCTGCCAATGCTTCAGCAGCAGTCGGACGAGAACCTGTTACCAGTTCTTTAGAATCTTGTAAGGCTTTGATAACTGCATCACGCTCAGGGCCAGCAAGATTATTCAGATATTCTTGGACAGCCAGTTCACGGCCCTTGCCAGTCAGTCCTCGCGTAACTTGACCAAGTTTCTGTATTCCTTTGATACCTATTTCAAAGGTAGGGCCAAGAATACCGCCAACAGCCGCCTGTAATGACTTGGTTAAGAGAAACTCTTCACCAGACATTTCCGTTGCGCCTTCAACACCTTGGGCAACCGCTTGTTGGGCCCCGATTAAAGAAGAACTTACAAGAGGAGATCCTCCCCTTGCAAGAACTAATTTATTCAGAGGAGAAAGGACAGCGCCAGTAAATCCAGCAACATCCATTCCATCCGGCTTAGTAGCCTGCCCTACGACATCAATCGCACGGTTGATTGTTTCTGATTGACCTCCAGTAGCTAATTGCGCTAATCCCAAAGCAGGATCAACAACAGCACCGCGAATCAGACGCGCAGGCATACTGCGTAGTGCTTCTTCCTTAAGAATCTCAGAAAAAGGACGATCCCACCGATTTTGAGCGGGGGCTTGTTGAGCAGCCGTCGCTTCTTTAGCGGTAGTAGGATCAAATCCTTTTACTTCCTGTGCGGTTGACGGATCAAATGCCATTATTGATTCTCCCACTTCCCGTTGCCAAGGTATTTAGCACGGTTTCCTTTGCCGTCTTCGTAAATACGACCAACAACAAATTTATCTTCCATTGTTTTAGTAGGACTAAATTCGTCTTCAAAATCATACAGTTTGACTTGCTGGCTCTTACGCCGATTTTGAATAGATTTCTTCTTGCTTTCAACTTCTTTTTCAGCAGCAGTTTTGAAGTTCTTTAAAGCATCCAGCAGAACCTTTGTATCATTCTTTCCTGCGGCTGCAACAAGTTCGTTTGCAAAGCGAAGAACGTCTTTATCCGTTTGAACACCCTTCTCAGCAGACACCTTGATGTTGGTTGCTGACTGAATAGCACGCTGCATGTCTGCATACGCCTGACTGGCTTCATTCGAGCTTCCCGCCCAGTTCATAAGTGTATTCTGCAAATTCTTGACAGGGCCGAGTTTTAAAGTGCCTGACTCCAGCGCATCAATCGGACGATTAACAGAAGAAATTAAGTCGGCGTTGCTTGAAATGCGAGAAAGATCGCTGTCTTCGTCCTTTTGAAGACCGGCCGTAAGAGGCTTGGCTCCCTTGGCTTCTTCTTTTGCTTTAAACAAGTTAATACGATTTTCTTGACGAATAGCTTCAAGTTGAGCCTGACCATCTAATCGGATTTGAGCTAAAGTCGCAGCATTCGCTCCCTGCAAACGAGCGACCTCAAGTCTATTTTCAAGAGTAGCTTTAAGCTCGCGTTCACGATCCTCAGAACGACGAACTGCCTCTTCACGACGAGCCGTCAACTGAGCAGTTTGACGTTGCTTTGCTTCAATTGCCTTCATCATGTCGTCAATGTTTCCACCATAACGGCGAATAACATTGAGCATGTCTTCTTCGGTAGCGTTTTCTGGAAGTTTTGCTAACTCTTCTCGTACTTTTTCTTTACGAGCCGTTTCAGTCTCAAACCTTGCAGCTTCAGCGGTTGTTTTGCGTGTCTTAGCAGTCTGCTCTTGCATTTTTTCTGCTTGCATCGCAGCATCTCGTGCAACTTGAGAATTAATAGAACGAGCAGCATTAGCAAACTGCCTCAACCCTTCAGCAGTGTTCGTATCAAACTGCCCTGCCAACTGGCGCAACTGTGAAGCCTGTTCAAGCATCGGGTCACGAACACCCAAGGCACGACCAATGCCGGTGATGCCTTGGTAGATACCAGCAGCCGCCTGGGCCTGAGGATTAAGACTGGCGAACTGTAGAGCACGCTGACGATCAACTTCAGCCTGTGCTTGCTCGGGGCTAAGACCTTGGTTCAGTAAACCAAGAAAAGGATTGCTCATCATTCCATCAGCCATTATTAACCTCCGAACAGTTTGCCGATTAACTTAGAAACAGGATCGGCCAAAGCTCCAACGATATTAGCATTTTGGACACCACCAACCACGGCAGTGCCACGCTGTAGGTCAGTCAACGCAGCGTTAGAGTAGCTTCTCAACAGAGCTTCCGCAGCGGCAGCATTACCGGCACCTAACTGAGCACCAGTTGTCAGAGGCTGCATGCCAGCTTGTTCAACACCTGTAGATAGGCCAAAACCAGAGCTAAACGGAGCCAGTGCTCGTTGCTGTGCTTCATAGCCACCCTGCTGTAGATTCAGAGCACCGCCAAGCAAGCCTTGACCAAAAGTAACTTGTCGCTGTCCTTCCTGCTGTGCCTGAGCAGCCAACTGAGCGTTACGCTGTTGCTGTGCATTGTAGAAGGCTTCCATAGCCGGGTTAGCGGCACGCAGACCAGGAGCACCCATCGGAGTAGCTCCAGTAGCGCCCATCGCAAGGCCGCCAGTGCCGCGACGGAACTGTTGCGTCTGCAACTGTGCCAGAGCACGTTCATCCTGCGGAGCCAGTAGTTCTTGCTGTTGAGCCATAAACCGCTGTGCAGCAGCCTGCGGAGACTCAGCAACATATTGCTGTCCTAAGCCAAACAAGCCTTGAGCAGCTTGATTGACTTGGTTCTGCATGGCTTGCTGCTGTTGTGCCTGTTGCAGTGCTCCGCCGGAGATACCCAGAAGAGCCTCGCGCATAGCAGCCACATCAGGAGCCACTTGGTAGCCAGCCCCAGTCAGACGACCATCGGGGCCATACTGGAAGCCACTACGACCAAAGCGGGTGGTAACACCTACAGGACGGAACTGTGCCTGCTGCTGCGCCATCTGACCAGCTTGCTGCTGTGCAGAAGAAAGCTGATTTAGGTTGTACACATTACCGGCGGTTCCTAGCAATCCGGTCAGTAGTCCGGATAAGTTAATACCGCTAGTAGGAGCACCTCCGGCGGCAGTAAAACCAGCCTGCATTGAGGACGGAATACTACCTAACTGAGTACCACCAAGCAAAGAGAAATCAGTAGCCATTAGTAGGTACCTCCATCAATGGTACCAGAGAATGTACCAGACAATGTTAGATTAGCCATCACAGTTGTTCCAGTATGAGTTCCGTTGTTAGCATCAGGCTTCGACAGGATTGCAGAAGCAATGTTATTGTATTCGGTATCGATTTCCGTTCCCTTGATGATCTTCGAGGGGTTGCCAGAAACAAGACCGTCTTTGACAGCAAAGTTAGTTGTTTTGGTGTAGTTAGACACTTATGTACCTCTTTATCTTGTTTTACCAACCTTCGTGAAGACATCAATCTTCTGAAGTGAGAAAGGTTTACCGTTTACAGTTGTCTCAAAGCCTAGCTGAATAACCTTACCAGCGCCACCGATATTAATTACTCTGTTATCGAAGGCTGATCCACCGTATTCACCGATATTGTACTCGGCAATGTTGTATTCAGCCACAGCGGCGTTAGCCAAGTTAAAGATTCGACTATTGTAGATGTCGGTGTAATCGTAACCGAACTTTAGTGAAATCGGATAACCTGCTCCACCAATCGTCGTGATACCGACCTTCTTCATAATCTTCAGTGCCGTAGGTACACCGAAGTCGAAGTAGTTCGTGTAGTATCGTAAATTGTACGTAGCATCGTCATCCTTGTAGCTATCGTACTTACCTACATAACCAGGACGACCAAGTAACAAATCTTTGTTCTGTTTGTAGCAGAATGCTGTAGGAAGCAGCGCATCCCAAGTTGTTGCCCGTGCAGCACCATTCTGTAGCGTCACACGGATGTCAAAGCAGTACAAGATACCGGCAGAAGGCAACACTAACAGGTAGAAGCCTTCTTTGTCTGAGTGTGCTGCTTTGATGTTAGATACGTTACTCTCAATCGCAATCGCTGCTAACAGGTCATCACGGACATTGGCACTCAGATCACGCAGCGGAGCAGACTTCTCCTGAATCACTCGCATCAGCGACTTAACACCACTGTCTGACAGGAAGACAACATCACTGCCTGTGGTCACGATAGAGTCTCTGGCAACGCATCCTACGCCAGTGATCGCATCCTGTAAAGACAGGCTTGCAGGGTCTTGTGCGTTAGCATATATGAGAATCTGCCTACGACCAAACACGATCAGGAAGCCGTTATGAGCAGCTAATCCTACAATCTCATCTGCACCGGCAGGCCATATTTCACTGATGTCTAAGGTTCCAGCAGTTCCAGTAGACAGGACAAAACCACTGAGTAAATCAGAAAACTGAATAGTTGTTTTGTTACTGGTGTTATTGGCTGACCATGTACGACCATAAGCGCTGATAACGCAATTATTATTACTGACAGTTCCAACATAACCAGTCTTCTCCGACACCCTGCGGAATGTCGTGTTTGACACAGCAGGATCAAATATTAGAGGATCATGTCCAGACTGATATAGGTACAAGATACCGTTCAGAGGAGCCATCTGCCAGTTGTCAGAACTGATCGTAGGGGCTGTTCCACCGCCTCCGTATGTCAGAGTAGTCAGTGTAGAGCCAGACAGCTTAAACAGTTTGTTGTTGCCTGCTGCAATGATGTAAGAGGTACCGTCATTAGCTATTAACTCTCCGATAGCATCAATGCTTTCAGAGCCAAGGTCCACATTACCAGTATGCTGTCTAGTCCATCCTTTTCGTGCTCCGATACGACCAAACTTGTCAATCACACAATTGGCTGCAACCGTGGCAAAGCCAGACTCAAGGGAAACGATAGAGTCTTGGGTGTTTAAACCCATGAATCCTGGCGCAGCAATCGAAGTAGTTAATAACTTTGCTACCATTATACACTCGTCCAGGTTACTTGCTCGTCGTAGCGGTTAGCCTCAAGAGCAATCGCATCCGACAAAGCAAGACGATACTTTTGATACAGTTCACTGAATGACTGTCCACCGTCTTCACCTCGTTCAGCAACAGCGTTAGCGTATGCTAACATCTGTACCAAATGAGGAGGAACTTTAACCAAGTCACCGTTGGCAGACAGATCAGTCTGAGGAATGTTCAGATTAAACCGCAATGAATAGACAGCATCAGGTTGTGGCCAGACACGGACAACATTGTCGTCGTTGCTCACACCGTCAAAGGCATAGTAGATCGGAGCAGCATTCTGGACATCAGCGAGATAATACTGTGTATCCAACCAGTCAGGAGACACCTGATACATCGGGACATCTTCAGTCTCATTCATAACCATGTCAACCTTGAATCGTTGACCTGATCCAGTCAAAGTGTATGCTTGTTGTCCAGAGACAGTAGGAACAACAATAGTTTGACTTAAAGCATTCCAAGAATAAGCATCTTCAATTTCACGTTTAGCGTCATTCACTAAAACACCAATCAATGAACTGTAAACAGTATCATTAACAGAAGACACTTCTTGTTCTCTTAAACGAATAAGAACATTGTTAACAAGTTGTAAATAAGTCGTTGCCATTAGTTTTCCTTGGTGTCTTTATAAGCAATCATTGTACTAGAAGTAGAAAAACCTGTCAATAGGTGTCTGCCCTAGTGTTGTGTTTTTACAACAAACTGGAAGATCATAAACAGTGTAGCTACGACAGCCCAAGCACCCATGCCCATGTTTACCCACCGTTCAACCTTACGATCTACCCTCGTAATGCTCTTATCAAGTTCTTCTGTCTTGTCCTCAAGGTCGTCAATGCGAACACCTTGAGCAGTCTGACGCTCTTCAACGAGGATCAGACGAGTCACAGCATCGGTTAGTTTGTCTACTTTGCTTTCGATACGTTTCAAATCCTCGTTGAAGCCTGCATCCATGTTACTTCTTAGCCTTCTTCTTGGACATTCCAGCCTCTGACAAGGCAATCGCTACAGCCTGCTTACGGCTCTTGACAACAGGGCCTTTCTTGCCACTGTGCAGAGTACCTTCTTTGTACTCACGCATAACTTTCTCAACTTTGTTAGGCTTCTTCATCATAGGTTCCTCGCTAAGTATTCGTACATGTGGTAACAGAGCACAAGAAGGAAAGCAATAGCAAACAAATACAAACCGTTGGTAATCATCTCTTGTTTCCGACGTTTTGCAATCTTTGCTGCTTGCTCCCGTTGTCTTTTGATCTTAATTCGTTCAGACATCATGGACTTGTAGGCGTCCTGTCCATACACACCAGCGATAAGAATATAGAGTTCATACTCCATCTTCTTCAGTCTCTCACGGTGCATTACGATGTCTAATGCTTCCTGCTCAATTGATCCTTTACCAAGAAACTTGCCTTTCTTGAGGTCTTGTTCTTTTTTGGCAGCACTTTCGTTAAAAGATTGGACAGCCGAGTACCATTTACCAAGCTGTCCCGCTACACTTTCTATTTCTTTGCCAGCCTTCACCAGCTTCTGTACGGTATTGAATGCCGTAACAGCTACTCCGAAGGCTGTCACTGGATCAATCACAACATCTCCTTAAGTTACCAGGGTAGTCCCGACACCACAGGAGGATTGGCCATGTCTTGCAGTTGCTGATCCAGAGCAGCTTCCTTAGCAGCCATTCCGTCAGCACCCCAGCGGGTCGTTAGCCATCCTTGTACGTCAGCCTCAGTCAGTTCAGCGAAAGGCTTGAAAGAGCCTTCCTCGGTGAACGACTCAGTGCCGTACTGAGAAGCAGTGAATTCACCAGATGTTTTGGTAACGCTCCAGTGAACCACGGTCACGAATCCGTCTACGGACAAGCGATCCATTTGGTTGATGATGATGTTCATTTCAGTTCCTTTCTTACTTGGCTTCAAGCGCCGTTACACGGGCGCGGAGGGATTGCAACTCAGCGATGATGTTGGCGATGAATTCAGCAGAGCCGTACTCCATAGCCTGATAGACCGGCTTGCCTTCAGCATTTATGGCGTCTTTGGTTCCGACCACGCTGCCGGGACTGACTTCCTGCACTTCATGAGCGATGAAGCCGACACCCTTGCTGCCGTCAGATTTCCATGCCCATGTCTTAGGCTTTAGTGCGTCGATGAATGCGCCGCTTCCGGTCAGAGGTTGCGGGTTGTCCTTGAGCCGATAGTCGGATGACGTAGCGTAAGTGGTGGATGTTCCATTAGTTGTAATCTTTCCAACTTCGGTATTTCCGTATTGGAAATACTCAAGCGTTCCCGTACCGCTATCAAGCGTGTCAACTCTAGCAATGACTGCGGTTCCAGAACTTGTTGATCTGAAATAGCCAACATTGTTTGACGCTTCGACATAAAACCTTGCCGAAGCCAACCCACTAGTAGCCCCAACCAACAAATCCCCACCCGACGTAATCCGTGCGCGTTCGGTGTTGCCTGTGACAAAGAGAAACGGATAACTGTTTAAAGAACCGATCTTTGGCCCATCATTTGCGGGGTCGATACCGGCAATAAATGTTTTTGTCCCGTCGTGCGCAAGATAGAAGTTTGTCGTTGACCCGCGAGAAAGCGTTACGCCAAGGTTTTCCGGAGAACTACCCGTGCCAATGTGCAGGTTTGTTCCGGGGCTTGTGGAACCAACCCCAAGCCGCCCACTCGCATCCAGCGTCATCGCCTGCGTGAAACTGATGGCGTTTCCTGCGGTGCCGCCTGCGGCAATAGACCAAGAGTGTGTGCTGCCAGAATTTGGCCCAGTAATTTCGTAACGGGCTGGGCCGACACCCGTGTATTGGTATTTCCAAGTTGAACCGTCTAAATAACAGCCATGCGTGAATCGGCTTGCGGTGTTGCCGCCGCCGTTGCCAGAAACACCTGCCGTGTAAACTTGTAAA